AACACCCCGCCACAACCATGACGCCCGCCACAGTACCCCCCGACCCGGGCGATGGGTACAAGCTCGTGAAAAACCTCATCTTCGACCAGGTGCACAAGTTTCGCCACCGTTTTGGTGGGGAGTTCGATGAACTAGTGGGCGAGGCTCACGTAGCCTTCGTAAAAAGCCACAACCAGTTCTTGACCGGGAAGACCGTCACCGGCCTACCCTTCCAGGCCCCCTACGCTACCGTGATCCGCCGCTGTGTGTGGTATAATCTGTTCGACACTATGCGAACTCGCGTGCGCCGCCAAAAAGCCGCCCCTATGGTATCCATTGAGGACGGACAAGACTTCCACACCCCGGACAATGGCCTCAACGTGAGCACGTGGGTAGAGGAGCTAGGAACGGACGCCCGTTACGCCGTGACGCTCGTGCTGGAGCCTCCCGCCGCCGTGGAGGAAACCATCCAGGCCAAAGGCGGCGAGCCCCGTAACTACCGCAGCACCGTGAGGACATACCTTGCCGCCGAGGGGTGGAGCACGGCTCGTATCAACGCAGCCTTCGAAGAAATCAGAAAGGCACTCGGATGACAACACCACCTTATCCCATCACTGCAGTACCCGCCCACGAATGGGACGAGGAAATGTGCGTCTCCGCCGTAGACCTAATGCTAGATCTACGGGACGAGGACGAGTTCGACGCCCCCACGTTTGAATTCACCCTCCAGGAACTTCAAGAGATGGAACGAGGACGGCACGTGGAGGAAATACCATGGCGAGAAGCTTTCTGTGATTTCGGCTCACCATTCAAGTGCGCCACCTGGGACCACCTACGACGAACGGGGGTGCCCGGTGCCAGCTAAACCGTACCCATACCAAAAGGAAGGCGTCTGGGACATGGAGGATTTTCTTAGCCTTGGTGGGGGGACACTCCTCGCCGACGACATGGGACTTGGGAAAACACTCCAGACACTATGGCTCCTGCAACGGCAACGGGTGGCCAATATGTTCCCGGCACTCGTGGTGTGCCCTGCCGGGGTAAAGTACCTGTGGGAACATGAGGCACTAGAGCACGTGCGCCTCCGTGCCCAAGTCCTGGAGGGAATGACCCCTCCGAGCGGGCGACTTGGCATCGTGCCAAAATTGATGATCATCAACCCGGATATTCTGATGGCCTGGCTGCCGTACTTGAAACGGCTAGAACTGCAAACACTCGTACTAGATGAATGTCAGTATTTTCAGAACCCACGAGCCAAACGAACGAAGGCCGCCATCACGCTCGCTCGTCAAGTGCCCTTCCGGGTCGCCCTCAGCGGCACCCCGTTGACAAATCGCCCGGCTGAACTGTGGCCAACCCTGCACATGCTCCGGCCAGATGTTTTTCCAAGCTTCTTCTCCTATGCACAGGAATACTGCGACCCACGTAGAACACCGTGGGGGTGGGAGTACAAAGGGGCGACGAATATCCCAAAACTACACGCAACCCTCCGACGAACCTGCATGATACGACGGCTCAAAGAAGACGTGCTCAAAGATCTCCCAGAAAAGGTTCGACGAGTGGTACCGATGGACTTATCAAACCGGGGGGAGTACCAGCAAGCAAAGGACAATTTCCTGGGGTGGCTGAGGAAAAACTACAGCAAGGGCAAGGCCGCCAAGGCCGCACGAGCCGCCGCCATAACACGTATCGGCTATCTGCTCCGGCTAGCGGCCAAGCTCAAGGCGCGAAACGTGGTGGAGTGGGCCAACGCATTCCTCACCGAATATCCAGACGACAAGCTCGTATTATTCGCCATCCATAAGAAGATGATTGGGGTGCTGCAACGACGGATAAAAGCAAAACACGTGACCGTTGACGGAAGCGTAACTGGACGAAAGCGAACACTTGCTGTAAACACGTTCCGACGAGACCCCGCTACCCGTGTATTTATCGGCAACATAAAAGCCGCCGGGGTAGGGGTGGACGGGCTTCAGGACGTGTGCAATAACCTAGCGTTCTGCGAGCTGTGGTGGCGACCCGGGGATCACATCCAGGCAGAGGACCGCATCTACCGAATCGGCCAGAACGTGGTGGCCTGGATTAACTACTTGGTTGCCGGGGGCACCATTGAGGAGGACCTTTGCCGCATTATCCAGACCAAACAAGAGATCATCCACGGCACCCTTGACGGCGAGGCGTACGATGGGGACCTGAACGTATTTGACCAACTCCTCAAGGTGATTGGAGACTAGCATGAAAAAGCCAGCGAACCCCCGCAAGACGACTATGCATACCCGGAACGTCCCGGTGGACGCCAAGGCGCAGTTCAAAGCATACTGCGCTCGACGAGGCTACACGATGGAGGGTGCTGTTATCGCTCTGATCAAGGAAGCCGCCATGAAAAATAAACCCATCCCGGAAGCCCGAAAGTAGATCCACAAAAGAGGCCAGATAACAATGAGCCACCAACCGCCGCTCCGTCAATCAAAGACTAACGGGTTCTTTGATATCGATCCAGACTGGAAAACCTACTGGTGGGGGATGCCTGCATTTGAACAAGGCGACGCACGCCCCCAGTTCAAAATCGTTGTAAACTTCATGACTGCGGATGCTGTAGAGGCTTTCGCTAAAGCCACAGGACTTAAAGTCACAACTTCCTCCGATACAACTTGGTTCCCAGCACAGAAGCGGCTATCAAAAGGGACGGTTTGGAAAGGCCCCAAAAAAGAAAACCGCTATCCTATCTGCATCCCCTCAAAAGGGCGGTACGATTGCCAGACTACCGGACAAGCACTAAACAAGATGGGGCTCCCCTACCGTTTCTTTGTCGAAGAAACGGAAGCAAACGCGTACCGAGAAGCAGTAGGAGAGCAGCACGTCGTAGAGATGCCTTTTCACGATCTAGGTCGGGGGTCTATACCCGCACGGAACTTTATCTGGGAGTGGGCGAAGAAGCGGGAGCACAAACGGCACTGGGTACTAGACGACAACATAAACGCATTCTATCGCTGCTACCAAAATAGACGCATCCGCATCCAAACAAGTGCGGCAATTCTTGCATGTGAGGACTTTGTAGACCGCTACAAAAATATAGCAATGGCAGGGCTGCACGACGTAGCCTTCGTCAACGCTAGAGACCCCGCACTAGCACCAGTCATATGGAACACACGTATCTATAGCTGCATCCTCCTCGATACCTCTTGGCCACATAGGTGGCGGGGGCGATGGAATGAGGATACAGACCTGTCCTTACGCCTCCTCAAAGACGGTCACTGCACCTGCCTACTCCGCTCAATAGCGATGGACAAACCGGGCACAGCAGGGGGCAAAGGGAACCCCAAAAAGGGAGGTAATACAGATACAGTATATGCAGGCAATGATAGAAGACGTGCATTTGCCGAAAGCCTCCAAAAACAACACCCAGACGTAGTAAAGGTCGTCTGGAAGTTTCACCGATGGCATCACCAGATAGACTACACCCCATTCGCACGCAACAAACCAATACTCATACCAGGCATTGTCCCAACAGGCGAGCCCGACGACTACGGCATGTTCCTAGATACCGAATAATGATGCTATAACCACTCTGATCAAAAAGATAGTTCATCAAGACACACCCATCCCAGAAGCCCGCAAATAGCACACGCGATTACGGAGCCCGGGCAGTGATCGCCTTACTCGGAGAACTGAACGAATGACGAAAAATGAAAGATCACTTCTGCTTTTTCTTGAGACTCGCGCAGTGGATCATTCCGGGCGAGTGGAAACAGTTCACATGAACGCCGAAGATATGGATATCGCCAAAAGATGGAATGATGACGGCTTCGTCGGCTTTGGTCGTATCGCGAACGAAGATTTGAACCAGACCGCCGGGAACTACTGGTGCCACTTGAGCCAGAGGGCATGGGAAAACGTTGCCGCTGAACGCATGGCGCGTGCCGTCCGGACATGGGAAAAGAAGAACTGGAAAACAACAGCAGAGAAGAAGTCGTTGATTGGAGCTTTATAACAGATTACATTGGCCGGCCAGGAACATTAGCGCAAGCTTCATCCTAACACCCGTTAGAGCTGCCCCCCAATCTTTCTCCTTCCGCAGAGGAACGAAAGCCATGAAAAACACTGCCGAAGCCGAGACTACGCCAGACTGCCAATGCCAAAGCATCGGCCCGCTCAATGGTGGCAGGTGTGCGCTAATGACGGGGCACGAAGGCAACCACAATTCGCTCGATCTACATCTATGTGCCGATGAGCTCTGGACTGAAGTCGCGGCCGGTGGGCGGCGGAAAGGGGGAGAGGCAGGGATGAAACAGATCAGAGCGAAACTCGAAGATTCGCTCAAGCCATGCCCATGGTGTAAGGCGGCGCCGAAATGGGACCGCCAGTTATTCATCAACGAGCCACCGAACTATCGCCTACAGTGCACCACTTTTAACCGCTTTAAATGTGGCGGCATGCCATCCACGGCATGGTATCGAACTCGCAGCGGTGCGCGCAACGCGTGGAATCGTCAAAAACACTAGCTGCCACACCATAACGTCGCATTTGCAGCGACGGCTTCCGTTCGCTGCAAATGCCGGGTTATGAGTCCTTGAGGAATGTGTGATGCCTAGACGGTCATATCAGCAATCCAGCCCTGGTCAGCTTTACGCCATCGAAGCGCCATCGTGGCATGTGGATTGTCCTGGCTGCGGTGAGAACGCTTTGGTCTCTCCCGCTGGAATGCGCGCGACCCTTAGAGGCGCAGAGACGGACATGAGGAACGACGAGACCGAGGAGGCGCGTAGCTGGAAGCGCGTAAATGGTCTTTGGTTCTGCCCCAACTGCACCGAAGCCAACTCATAGCCGTTCTAATAACTATGACCATCCGGGACATCCTACTCGACTACAACATCCAACATGCTAACGAGGGTAGCATTGACGGCCGTCCGGGATGGCTTCAAGTGTCCTGCCCAGATTGCGGCGACCGGAGTTCAAAAGGGTACGCCAAACTCTACCTTGGGATCTCCCTCTCTACCGGGGCCTCCAACTGCTGGCGATGCGGGAAAAAGAGCACGGCCTCCGTAATCGCCCGCCTTGCCAACCGCCCCATCACCGAAATCCGGGAAAAACTGGACGGGGCGGTTATGGCCACCCCGGCCACCCGCAAAACAGGCCGCCTGGCGCTACCACGTGGCCGTGGTGCCATGCTCCCGGGGCATCGCCACTACTTAGCCACGCGAGGCATAGACGCCGACAGGGTGGCGCTGGCGTGGGGGGTAGAGGGTATCGGACATGCCAGCGGGGAATGGCATTACTTGCGCTGGCGGCTCTTCATCCCCATCCACCACCACGGGGAGATCGTCTCGTGGACCACACGCAGCATTCAGCCCAACACCAGACAACGGTACCTCTCCGCCGGGGTGGAGCAAGAGGCGGTCCACCACAAGTCCATTTTGTACGGGGCGGACTACGCCAAGCACGCCATTATCATCCACGAGGGGCCGCTAGACGTCTGGGCTACCGGCCCGGGGGCCGTGGCCACCTGCGGTACAGCCTACACGGAAGCACAACTTCTAGCGATGAGCCGCTACCCCATCCGGGTAGTGTGTTTCGATTCTCATCCTGAGGCGCAAACACGAGCTCGGGGGTTAGCAGATGCACTTTCCGCCTTCCCAGGCACTACGAAAAATGTTCAATTGGAAACGGGGGAAGACGCTGCGGACGCAGACTCATCAGAAATAGCAAATTTACGAACCACCTTTTTAGAATAAAGCGGGTATGACGATACTATTACCTCCAACCCACCCCCTGCGGCAACGCCCGCTTCCCTTTCGGCGGGTCGCCTGGCACACTATGCAGAGGGGGTGGCCTTCCTTTTTGGACTATTCGCTATTCGCTATTTGCAAGCGCAAGCGCCTGGTAGTATACTACCTGTGTGGCATGGGTCCTGGTAAACCTACCCCACACAAAAAGCACGCCACACGCAACCCCGTTCAAACTGGGTTCCTGGTCCTACTCGCTTCATGTGGTGTGCGCGAGAATTACCGGGAGCCGGGAGCCCAGTTTGGCCGGGGTTTTTTGTTCTACAAAAGAGG